AGCCAGATGTCACTCAGGTAGTTGTAGCTGTGTTAGAAGCAACTGGTAATATTACTAAAAAAGAAGAATATGAATTCTCTGTTGCAGGTAGCTATGATAATATTTCAGACGACTTTAAAGCCGTTGTAAAGACAATTCTTACAGAAGGTGGTCTACTAGGTTAGTCATGACATATATTGAGTTAAAAGAGCACATAGGCCAACGTGTTGACATCGTTAATGGTGCATATGTATTAACAGATGATGGTAATTTTGTAGTCTCAGATATTTTTGGTTCTGAGAGAATATGGCTAACTCCAGATGAGCGTGTTCAATGTATAACATCTCAACCGTTTATAGGTAGAGAATACTCATTAGGTAAAGTAGACTGTGTATCCTTAGTATGTGAGTTTTTAGATGATGAGTTGTCAAAGTTTTATCAAGGACTGAGTATGAAAGAACTATTTAAGTTACAACGTAAAACTGTAATAGTTTGGTTAAAGGATAATGAGAGTTTTACTGATGTAGGGACAGATATACAACCTGGGGATTGTGTCGTGTATGACCATTCAGATCAAATGCTTGGAAATCATATAGGTATTATTAAAGCTGAAGGTAAGATATTACACCATTTGCCACATAAACTAGCCTGTATAGATGTAATGGAGCCAGAACGTATAATGGGAGTATATAGATATGCCAACAGGTAAAACGTTATACATCAGTGGTACTAAAGGTGTTGTAGCTATATTTGATGAAAACACAAATATAGATGTATTAGATAACCCTCTCAATTACACAGATAAAATTAATTTTCATACAGGTTTACCATATGTTCGTTTTATAACTAGCATTAGTACAACAGTAACCTTTTCAGCAGTGGACTCTGATACTATTACATGGACAGATAATAGCGGAGGTTGTTGCTAATGGGTTCTGCAACAGTACATGGAATTGAAGTTGAGAAAGTGAATATAGGTACTACTAGTATTACTAATCCCACTTTCTTTTTAGAATATGGAGGTTCTGTATATGGAAACACTATATCTTTAGATTATCAAGGTAATTTATATACTAGTGGTAACTCTGTTAGACATATCACTGTGACTTCAGATTCAGCAGGAGTAATATATCTCACGTCAATAGGTTTGTCATACCCTTCGACTTTACAACAAATAAGTATGGCAGTTACTGTGCATATAGCGGGATAATAATATGGAACGTGTACGTATTAAATCAGACCAGTTTTGGACTAAAGATTCTAGTGGTAATAAGCTGTTTGATTCAAGCTATAGTTATTTAGTAACGAACCCTGGTGGAGCTTTAAAAGCTGGAGGTATTCAAGAAGCTCCTGTAGCACTTCTATCTGCTGGAACAGCTTACCAACAGTCTAAGGGGTTTCCTTTTAGTGGAACTGCTACAACTACTAAAGCAACTGCAGTACTACCACGTACAGATCATATTAACGCGTTGCATTGGGTGTCACCTGTATTCGGCGCTGGTCCAATTATAGATGCGTATATTCCAAATACCCCATTGAAATATTATATTAATGGTGTGGAAGCAGGGGATGTAACTGTTGCACTATTAATAATTATGGTAGGTGGCCAAGGAGGTCAATATGAACCCGGTTGGCATTATAGTATTCCTACAGGGAGTAATACTAGCCCATTACTAGCTGATTCAGATTACAACACATTAACTTTTGACTTTCTTACAGGATCTATATCTTTAACTAGTACTGATTCAGGAAATGTAATATCCGTTGAGGCGTCTTCATTCGGGAGTCCTATATTACGCGCTTCTACTGCAAATGAAAGATGGTGCTCTATGTCACCTACCCCTTTATCACTGAGTGTAGTGTAATGTCTATTGTAACGTCACCTACACATATAATGATACATAAACCTTCTGGATCAGGCCTATGTACCTCTGATGATAAATTAGTATACAAAGAAAGAACATTAAGTGGGTCTTCATCTATATCAGGAACTACAGTAAGGTCCATTTCGTATGATAGACCAGGAAATAAAGGGTTTACATTAGCGTATATCACTGTGACTTCTGCTACAGGTGCTGATGCGCTAGACTTACTAATAGGATTAAAAATGCCATTAAACACTGTGTTAGTAACAGGTCTACATACATTTGAAGCTGGAAGTTCTGCTAATGCAGATACCATGGTATTAGCTGCAGCACAGTTAGGTGATAATATGGTCTTTAAACAATATTATACTAGCGGTACGTACACATCAAATAACGCTGCTACATTACCATCGATAAGTTTTGATTATGATTTTGAAACTTATTCTTATCTCTAATTCACTAAGGTATATATATGAACACTCCAGAAATTATTATTGAATCAATCTTAACACGACACGATTCACAGCAAACAGTACTAGCAGTAACAGTCTTATCCGAAGTACTCCCAGGTCTAAGTTATGAGACAGGTAGGTATAAAATATCATTAGATGCTTTGTATACTGACTCTGCTGATCCTGCACTAATGGCTGCTATTGCGGATAAGTTAGCTTTACTACCAGAATAGTGCATATAAACAGTTAAAACTGTTAATATAGCATTACCTTAATTGCATACTGAATATTGGAGATATAAACATGCCAACACACTCACAACAACCTCGTAATCCATGGGCACAAGATAACCCAAGTAACTACGATATGCTAATGATGCGTACACAACAAAACGTTAGTACTGGAATGCCACGTAACGAAGCTGAAGCTCGTGCTGCACAGGAGATACTTGCTGTACAAAAAGCTGGAGGTCACCCTATGGGTATGATCAACGAAACTGAAGCAACTAATAATGAGATTGAAGGTAGTCGTGGTGCTCATCAAATGGAGCAACAGCGACAGTTAAAAAGACAGAACTACAATATATATTCAGATACTAGAGCTGATGGTTTATCGTTTGGTGATTATATGAATAAACAGTATGCGGCAAAGCAAGCACAACAACTTGCTAGAGATAAGGAAATGGGTCGTATGTATGGTGAATCTATATTAGGTAATGGAATGAATGAATTACGTAATATGCGTCTAGCAGATGACGTACAGGGCTTTCAACCGCCTACAATAAAATTACAGGGGAAATAAAATGCCAACACACGCAAAAAATAGAAGAGCTGCTAGAGAGAACCGAAAAATTAATGCATTAACTTTTAATGATTATCAAAAAGAAATGGAAATGATTGATTTTATGGCTCGACAAAAAGCAACAAATGATTTACCAGCATTACATAAACAGTTACAAGCCTTGAGTAAAGTTGATGGTCCAATGACTAATGATGCAGGACAAATGAGGGTCAGTCATGCTAATGGATCATATTATTTTATTGATAAAGATGATAAAGAAGCACTTAAACATGCAAGGTCAGCCGGATATCAGCGTGGAGGGTTAGCAGCAAAAGGAAGTGATTTTAAAAATAATGTGGCCACAAATGTTGGCGGAAATACATGGGTAAAACCTCAACAAAGTTTTCAAGAATTCCAAGCTAATAGCATAGATGATGATATGGCTCAAGAAGTTGTACCACCAAATCAAGGTGTACCGATACACCCAGTAACAGGATTACGTATTGAAAAAGGTGACAATTGGAATTCTTACACAGATGCCCCAAGTGGAACTACTTACAATAATAGCAATTTTAACTGGAATAATAAAGGCTTTAAAACACCTACTGGAAATGTGGATGGGTTATCACAAGCACAAATTGATGGTTTATATGGACGCCCATCTAGTCCTGAACCTGCCCCACAACAAGATATTGTAAGCTGGTTTAAAGAAAATTGGGGTAAGTAGGTTAATCTATGCTATCTGATAATGATTTTCTAGAAGTTATTAATTTTATTGGGAGCCAAGAAAAAAAGGCTCGTAGTAACTTTATACCTCTAGAAACATTAGAAGACCCCCTATCTGCTACAGAACTCGATAGTTTAGGTGTAATGATGTTCTATGTATTACTAGATGAGTTTTTTGGTATACCTGATGAGTCTATAGAAGAAGGTGATACAGTTAGCAGTAAAACAGGTAAAGACATTCTTAAATTTGTACTGGCACATCAAACTAAAGGTTTTACTATCGAAGAATTGCAAGAAACATTTAAACAATATAAATGATTAATATAACCATTAACCATTCTATCTACAGTGAGGAGGTCACAGAACTTACTCATTTAGATAAACCTCAAAAGGTACATCAGGTCACTGACGGGGGAATGTTTGTTAAAAAAGGTATTAAGGTGTTACCTGCAGTATTGATTGAAAAGCTATTAGATTCTGTAGAAGGTCTAATAGATAAGCTTCAGGATACTTTTACTAGCAGTGGGCGCAATGGTTTTATATTATCTACAGGCGGGTCAGTATGGACAGGTTATGCAGGAATTAAGCATAGAACAGCTGAGTACCCTACACTGAAGATATTGCCTATGGGTATGTCACAGATATATGCAGGTCAACTTGCTAATTCATTAGGAAACTTTGAACATATTAGTACAGATGCTACTAGTTGTGTAAGTGCACATGCTGCACTGAGCCAAGCTAAGTTATTAATAAAAGCAGACGAACTAGACAGAGTTGTAATCATATCAACAGACAATGCAACATCTGAAGAGTTTATGCAGTTTTTTAGAGAACAATCACTTACTAGAAGTCTGAAAGAAGAAAGTATATCTGTCAATAAGTTTAGATTAGGTCAGGCAGCTAATATCATCCTATTAGAGAATGATAAAGCTACTAAAGCTTCGGGCAACACGCCCGTAGGGTTGTTGCACGGAGTTGCATTAGTTGCAGAATATAATACAAACCCTCTTGGTATTCGAGATGATGGTGCTGGATACAAACTTGCAATCACTAAAGTACTAGAAGGTAATACTAAAACAAAAATTAATTTTATTAAACTACACGATACAATGTCTACAGATAATGCTGTAGAGCGTATAGTTGTAGATAAGTTATACCCAGGTGTACGTAAAATAAGTTATAAAAAACGTATCGGACATACTATGGGTGTTTCAACCGCAGTTGAAATGGGTATAGCCATGAAAGAGGAGCAAGGTACTTTTATTAGTTTAGGTGCTGGAATGGGAAATGTTTTTACCGCTGCACTCGTGGAGATTGCATAATGGAAGTTAAGTTTAACCACTGTACAGCTTTACAAAAGGGCGAGGCATACATATACTATATGTATAATCGCGAATTGGAAGGGTTTCTAATTGCTAGTATTGTAGTAGCTAAAAATGACAAAGCTAAGATGAGTTTAGCTAGTTTATTAAAGTATTTTTTTACAGAAATAACTAGAAAGAAGGATGTATATTGTAGTTTATTTGATGACTCCTTAGATTTTTTTAGTGGTTATATTACAGAAGCTGGGAAACTTAATGGTATGTCAATTTACAAGATTGAAGCATACAAGGATAATGTATGAAAGAAAACAAAGATGATTTAGACTTAGATTTAAGTAAACCTAAAGATTTAACAGAGTGGGATAACCCACCTAAGTTAGAAGAACTTAAACAAGACTATCAGGAAGCACAGTCTGCTCATACTTCACATGTATTAGAAGTTGATGGTTGGTTAAGTAATCTAAATGGTGATCAGCAAATCAAAGCTAAGAAAGGACGTTCTAGAATTGTACCTAAGCTTATTCGTAAGCAAGCTGAATGGCGTTATGCTTCATTAAGTGAACCCTTCCTATCTACTGATGACTTATTCAATACAGCTCCTGCTACGTTTGAAGATAAAGAATCTGCAATACAAAATGGCTTAGTATTGAACTACCAGTTCAACTGTAAGTTTGATAAAACTAAATTTATTGATGAGTACATTCGTACTGCTGTAGATGAAGGTACTGCTATTGTAAAAGTAGGTTGGGAGTTTGAGGAAGAAGTACAGGAAGTTGAAGTTCCAGTTATGGAAATGATGCCTGTACAAGACCCTACGCAAGCACAGCAAATGCAAGAACAAGGTATTCCACCATTTGAAGAAGTACAAGTTGGTACTAGAATGGAAGAACAAACAGTTGTTGTTAAGAATCAACCTGAGTTAGAAGTATGTGACTACAACAACATAGTTGTAGACCCTACTTGTCAGGGTAACTTAGATAATGCTGAGTTTATCATCTATAGCTTTGAGACTTCAATGACTCAGCTTAAAAAGGATGGTAGATACTCAAACCTTGAGCATGTATCACTAGACAACAGTAGTCCTTTAAATGAGCCTGATTTTGAATCAGGTGATGATAGTAGCTTTAAGTTTAAAGATGAAGCCCGTAAGAAGATTGTAGTTCACGAATACTGGGGCTTCTGGGATATTAACGACAATGGTGAAACAGAACCTTTTGTAGCTACTTGGGTAGGTGATACATTAATCAGAATGGATGAGAACCCATTCCCAGATAAGAAGTTACCTTTCATATCTGTTCAGTACTTACCTAGACGTAAATCTGTATATGGTGAACCTGATGGTGCACTACTAGAAGATAACCAGAAGATTATCGGTGCTGTAACTCGTGGTATGATTGATATCATCGGTAGAAGTGCTAATGGTCAGATGGGCATACGTAAAGATGCACTAGACGTAACTAATGCACGTAAGTTTGAACAAGGTGCTGACTACAAGTTCAACTCTAATGTAGACCCTAGACAAGCTTTCCATATGGAGACTTATCCTGAGATCCCAGGTAGTGCACTTAACATGTTAACTCTTCAGAACAATGAAGCTGAGTCTTTAACTGGTGTTAAAGCATTTAGCTCTGGTATTACAGGTCAGGCGTTAGGTACAACAGCAACAGGTATCAGATCCGCATTAGATGCTACTTCTAAGCGTGAGTTAGGTATCTTAAGACGTCTAGCTAATGGTATCAATCAGATTGGTAGAAAGGTTATCTCAATGAATGCTGAGTTCTTATCAGACCAAGAGATTATCCGAGTAACTAACGAAGAGTTCGTAGCTATCAACCGTGAAGACTTAGGTGGTATGTATGATATCAAACTAAACATCTCTACTGCTGAAGCTGATAATGAGAAAGCTCAAGAGCTATCATTCATGCTACAGACTATGGGTAACAATATGGATCCTGCTATGTCACAGATGATTTTATCTGACATTGCTAGACTACGTAAGATGCCAGAGTTATCTAAACGAATTAAAGAATACCAGCCACAACCTAATCCGATGGCTGAACAGAAAGCGCAACTTGAAATGCAACTACTACAGGCACAGATAGCTAATGAACAAGCTAAGGCTGCTGAGAATACTATAGATGTTGAATACAAGAAAGCTAAGACTGCTACTGAGATGGCTAAGAATAGAAATCTTAATAGTAAGTCTGACTTGGAAGACCTTAACTTCGTGGAACAAGAGTCTGGCGTTAATCGTCAGCATGAGGAAAACATGAAGAAGGTCGACCAAGATCACGGGATGGATAATAGATTTGCAGATGCAATTATTAATGATCCTGTGTTAAACGGAGGGTAATGTTGAAAAACCGTGATATAATCACGAAAAAGTAACTTTACTTGTTTTAATCTCATTATGAGGACACACGATGAACAGTGAACAACAGATAGAACAGTTAGACAAGAATATGGTTGAGGCCAAGAAGTTTATGGATATTAGAAGTAGTTACCATAAATTAGTAAAAAATAAAGAATTCAAAGAAGTAATTTTAGAATATTACTTTAATGAGGAAGCTGCGAGACTAGTTACAGCTAAGAGTTCCGGTTTAGATGATAAGCAGGAGAAGATGGTCGATAACATGATGTATGGTATCGGTGCTTTACAGAACTTCTTTGAAAGTGTTGAAATGCGTGCTATGCAAGCAGAACAAGCTTATAAAGAAGATGAAGACTCTAAAACTGACATTATTGCGGAGGGCTTAGCATAATGGCATTAGATAACGCACTAGGGATGACAGATGAGGAATTCCTAAAACAAGATTTAAGTATGCTTGAGATGGAACTAGATGAAGAACTAGACGCTCAAGAAACTAACGAGATTGATGAACCTAATGAAGAGCAAACTTCTGATGGTGAATTAAGTGAGGATGCCACTCAAGAAATTGAAGCATCCGAAAGTAACACCGATGAAGCTGAAGAAGATGAAACAGATGACGAAGTAGCTGACCCTTTTGAGGATACTCAAGAGAAGGACGAAAAGCCAAATGATGATACAGAACCAGAGTCTCAGGATACAGATGTAACTACGAATGAAGATGTCGCAGACACAGATGGGGATACCCAAGAAACTGCTGGTATTGATTACGAGGGTGCATATAAAAGGATCATGTCACCTTTTAAAGCTAGCAAACGTATGATGCAAATCGATAATATCGATGATGCAGTCAAACTGATGCAAATGGGCGCTGACTATTCCTCTAAGATGAAGTCTATCAAACCTAATCTTAAGATAGTTAGCATGTTAGAAAAAGAAGGCTTACTTGACACAAATAAGTTAAATAACCTAATTGATCTATCAAAGAAAAACCCACAAGCAATTGCTAAGCTGATAAAAGAAAGCGGCATTGATCCTTTAGATATAGATACGGACGAAGAAGTTGACTATAAGCCGACTAACTATTCGGTAACTGACAAAGAGTTTGGTGTGAACCAGGCATTAGATGATATTAAAGATAGCCCATCTTTTGATAGAACATTAAATGTTTTAGCTAAAGAATGGGATAGCGAAAGTAAAAAATTAATATCTGAAAATCCTGAAATCATTCCAATTATCAATGATCACGTTTATAACGGGGTTTACGATAAGATTCAGTCTATTATGGACTCGGAGCGTGCACTAGGTAGATTAAAAGTACCTGATGTAGTTGCTTACAGACAAGTAGCTGAGTACTTACAAAGTCAGGGCGGAATAGTTAATCAGGGACACGATATGCAACAACCCCCTGCATCTGTACCACAGACTAAAGCAAATGAAGTAGATACTGCAAAGCTTAAACAGAAACGTAAAGCAGCAGCATCTACAAAGAAGACTGTTAGCAAGAACACTTCAGCTGAGCCAGATTATCTTAAGATGACTGACGAAGAGTTTATGAAGATGGCGGCTAGTGGTTAATTTTAAGAAGCTTTATAGGAGAATATAATGGCTCAAATTTACGGTAACAAAGCGGGCACAAGCTCGACTATCGGTGCACAGGCGCGTACTGATTTTTATAACAAAAAGGCACTAATTGCAGTACGCGATAAGCAGTACTTCATGCCTTTAGCAGATGTAATGGCTATGCCTAAGCATCATGGTAAGAACATCAAGCAGGACGTATACATTCCTTTACTAGATGATCGTAACGTAAACGACCAGGGCTTAGATGCTTCAGGTGCTGTAATTGATAGTACTAAGTATTCTGCTTGGGATAAAGTAGGTGCTTTATTGGGTGCTGCTTACGCAACACTAGCTGCTGCTAATGCAGCATCAGGTTCAGTTTATGCTAAGCAGAACTCAGGTAACCTTTATGGTTCTGCTAAAGACGTTGGTGTTATTGCTGACCGTCTTCCAGCATTGACTGAGAACGGTGGCCGTGTTAACCGCGTTGGTTTCACACGTCAACAAATCACTGGTTCTTTAGTTAAGCAAGGTTTCTTCACTGAGTACACACAAGAGTCTTTAGACTTTGATTCAGACTCAGAGTTGATGTCACACATTACTACTGAAATGGTACAAGGTGCGACTGAGCTTACTGAAGCTGCGTTACAAGTAGACTTACTTAACAGTGCATCTACTACTGGTACTAAGTACTTCATGGGTGGTACTACTAAAGTTACTACTTCAGGTACTGCTGGTTACACTGACCTTATGAACTTGTCTATCGCTTTAGATAACAACAAGACTCCTAAGCAGACTAAGATCATTTCAGGTTCACGTATGACAGATACTAAGACTGTTAATGGTGGTCGTGTAATGTACATTGGCCCGGACTTAATTCCATTAGTTCGCAAGATGAAGGACATTGCTGGTTCTGTTGTAGGTTCTGGTTTTACTTCTGTAGAGAAGTATGCTGATGCATCTACTATCATCAATGGTGAAATTGGTTCTGTAGACCAGTTCCGTATCGTTGTTGTTCCTGAGATGTTATATGATGCTGGTGCAGGTGCTTCTAATGCAGACATCTACCCGATGTTAGTTGTTGGTGATGGTGCATTTACTACTGTTGGTTTCCAAACTGATGGTAAGACTGTGAAGTTCACTACTACACATAAGAAGCCAGGTAAAGATATTGCAGACCTTAACGATCCGTACGGTGAGAAAGGTTTCTACTCTATCAAATGGTACTATGGCTTCATGGCATTACGCCCTGAACGTCTAGGTATCATCTGGACTAAAGCTGCTTAATTAGAGCTTTAACCTTGGTAGCTCGTTAGCACGTAAGTGCGGTGCGGGCTACCTCACTAATTCCCGGGAGGAACTATGAACACGAACGAAATGACATCTAAACAGATAAGCGATAAGCTAGCCGAACACGGTATTAAGATGCACTTTAACTCAAAAAGAACAAAGCTTGAGGAAGCTTTAAATAATTTAACAAGTAATAATGAGGATAATATTATGGAAGCAGTAGTACAAGATACAGATGTATTAACAGTAACAGAAGAAATGATTGATAACTTTGCAGTCAATGGCGTAGAGCTAGAAGGCTTACGTGAGCAAGATGCTATGAAACTAATCAGAGTAATTGTACGACCTAATGACCCACTTAAGTTAGAATCTACAGGTGATGTATTCACTGTAGGGAGTGATACTATTAATCGTGGTAGAGCTGTCAAGAAATTCGTACCGTACAACAATGAAGAAGGTTGGCATGTACCTAATGTAATCCTTGAGAATATCAAGGCTGCTGAGTGTCAAATCTTTAAGAAAGTAACACGTAATGGTCAGGATAGTATGGAAGCAGTTAAGATTAAAGCTTACAACGTTGAGGAACTACCGGCACTGACACAGGCAGAACTAACTAAGTTAGGTCAGCGTCAGAAGTCTACTGGCACAATAGGATAAAAATAATATGGCAAATATTGACGTTTCACATTTAACATCAGCAGCTACCCTAGCCGGTCTAAGCGTAGATAAGAAAGGGGTAGTTACAGGCTCAGGAGTATTTGATAACCTGATGGAAGCTGTAAACGTCCATTTAGATGCCCAGTATAACTCTGGTAGGTTAACCGGTAAAGATTACGCTAGTGTGTATCTAGGCGCCTTACAGAGTACTATTCAACAATCTATATCATTTATTCTTGGAGAACAAGCAGCAGATAAACAGGCTGAACTACTTGCAAAACAAGTAGCAACTGAAGATAAAAAAGCTGCGGATGTAGCATCAACTACAACAGTTAGGAATGCACAGTCTATTAATGACACTGCACTCAAAACAGCACAGACTAATGTTGCTATTAATCAAGCTGCATCTGAAATTAAGAAAGCTCTGAATATAGTAGAAGATACTGCAGTTAAAACTGCACAAGCAGCGTTAATGGCTAAGCAGACACTAACTGAAGTTAATAAAGCCACAGATGTTGGGTCAACTACTTCTGTTAGAAATGCACAGTCAACTAAAGACAGTTTAGTTAAGACAGCCCAGATAGCTAAGTTAGGTGCTGAAAAGGATGTACTTAATCAAAAAGAAGTAACAGAGTGGTCTCAAACTGAGAAAACTACTGTTGGTACAGCAGCTAGTGATAACTCTATCTTAGGTAGACAGTCTACGTTGTACGAGGAGCAAGCTAAAGGCTTCAAGTGGAATGCTGACCAGAAGTATCTTAAAACTATTATGGATGGTTGGGCTGTAAACATAGCCTCTGCCGATGGTACAGGTGCAGGTGTTACTGCAATCAATACAACTACAGTAGGATCAAATGACTTGAATGTGTTAATTGATGGCGCTAAGCCAGCTTAAGTAAAACAGTAAAATGGGCAGTATAATAAAAGCCATTGTTGGTGCTGTAGTAGACATCATAGGTGCTGTAATAGACCTTGTTGTTGATATTATAGAAATTGCTTTTGATATAATTGAAACCTTCATCGATTTTGTAATCGATATTATTGAAGCTATTGTAGATGCTATTGCAAGCCTACTAGGATTTGGTGATCAGATAGTCGAACAGTTTGACGTCCACAATCAACCTTTATTTGATGACCCTGACAAAAATGTCATGGCTGAAATAATTGTTGACTCTATTCTTAAAGAAGAAGATATAGCAGCTAATATTTTATATGCTGAAGCTTTTCAAAGTGGTAAACAAAATATAAAAAGGTTTGCTAGTTATATTGATGATGATAAATATTTTGAGGGATTTGCAACGGTAGAGGCCAATATCCTAAATGTTGATCATGGAGCAGTAACAGATACACTATCTACTATTAATGGTACACCTTGTAGTATTGAGAAAGTTCGCTTAGGACTTTTAACTGTAGATAACTGGACTAAATACTGGTTACAAGAATATAAAGGTTACTCTGTTGAGAGTAATCGTATCACTGTTAATGGTGTAACTGGTTCATTTAGTGATGCATTGTATGTTGACTTTACAGATACGTATAGAGCAATATTAGTTGGTCCAACTAAAGCTTTAGAAACAAATATTGGTGCTATATATGTTGGCCCTGGTATAGCTTACTCACTAGATATTGGTGAAACTTTATTTGCATCTACAGATAGTGACCACATTACAGGTACTACTAATAAAGAGCTAACACTATCAGCAACATTTACATACACATTACCAGATGTTATTCCAACTAAACCTACAGGTGTATGTTATACCGTAGAGTACTACAGGTACATTGATCCGTTAAATACACGTTTATTTGTGTATAAACAAGGTGAAGGTACGTATTACGATTTAGATAATTCTGGGTTAGAATTTGATGCATCATCTGAAGATGAAGTTAAAATTCTTCCTGCAATACCTTTACGTATAGATAATGCAAACTTTAATGCTACTGAGACTGCCAAAACAGTCCAGGTACGTGAGTTAGTTGAAAAGTTAGGTTTAGATGCAGATATCTTAATTAAGAATATCATGGAGGATGTTGCTGATTCAGGTATTGATGACTATGAGAATAAAGTAGACCATGTATTTTTAAACTTTGGTATGCGTTTATGGGATACATCACAAAGTGGATTGACATATCTATATAGAATGTTTTCACTATTGCATGTTGCTCAGGCATCTACAGAGGGTACTTACTTATCTACACCAGATGCAGATGAAAAGCCTTATAACAACTTAATAATTACAGCAACTGATTATAAAAGTGTATTTAAGTTTGCATATGTAAAGTTCAATCACTATACGTTAGCTGAAGTGGATGCTAACAGTACTAGTACTATAAACGGTGTGTACTATTCTGATTTATCTAAGTTTAACTATAATGATTTAACTAATAAATACACCATACGTAAAACCTATTATGTGTCTTCAAGACAGTCAGAATACAATGTAGGTTACATAGCTACAGGTATAGGTGAGGTTAACCAGTTTATTGCAGGTACTTTACCTAGACAATCTTCATACTTAGAAACAGTTAAGGATTACTTACAAGTAACTAGACGTTTAAATTATTCAGGTAGTTTAAAAGATGCAGCTTCTAATGTAATAACAGATGGAGCGCTTAAACCTAGCTTAGTGTATAAAGTAGATGGTTCAGGATTACAGCTAATTTTACGTATAGGTGAAAACGTAACAAGTCACCAGGAAATTACATACTATCAATGCGTAGAAAATGGACTCAATAGCTTAACTATAAAAGCACCTATCGGGGCTTTACGAGTAGTAGATGGAGCAACAGATAAGTTTAAGATGGTTAAGAGTAATCTTGCAGATGAAGATGCTTTAATGATTCCACTATCTTATGACTTGATTAAAGATTTACCGAACAGAGATGTAACTAATATGATTTTAGCTAGTGCTCACGTATCTATATACGTTGCACACTATGAGGTTATATCAGTACCTTTCTGGCTCAAGCTATTACAAGTAGTTTTGATTGTATTAGCTGTAATGTCTTTAATGACAGGTAATCTTACCCTTGCAGATAGCTTGTTAGCTATGGCTAAATATGTAGTTAAACAGATGATAATTAAAGCAATCATCGTATATATAGCTAAAGAGATTAGTCCTGAGTTAGCCATGATTGTAGCAATCATGTTTGGTATTTACAACTTCAACCAGCTAAGCGGTACAGCTGGATTTTCTGATATAGCCCAAATATTTGGAGAAACTGCCGATTTAATTGGTAATGTTGTTGGTGAGTATGTTGAAGGTGAGAACCACTTACTACAGAACACATATGAAGAGATTCTTCAAGAGTTTGAAGATTCAATGAACTATCTGAAAACATTAAGACAAGAAATGGGTTTAGATGAAGATGGAGGTAACTTTCCTGAAATAACTCATGATACTCGAGGTTCTATTAGTGCTATGTCACCAGATGCTTATTACTTAACGTCAATTACTAACAAATATGAAATAGCATTTATGGATTATGACTATGATAATAAATTTACTCAGATATACGATAAGCCGCAACTAACTTAAAAATTAACATACTTTATCTACTTTGATGTATGATAGGGTTACACATATTAAATACTAATATATTAGGAGATGTTATGCAACATGAAGAATGGAGATGGGGTAATGATTTATGGTCTAATAATGCATCTAGTGACTTAGGTAATAGTACCTGGAATCCAAATATGGAAGGTTTTGACTGGGGCAATGATTTAGTAGATGATAAATTAAATAATCTTGGTAAGGGTACTGAAATAGGCTGGAATACCGGCACATTAGAAGGCGCAGGTTCTATCCTTGGAGGCATAGGCTCATTAGCTCAAGCATGGGCAGGATTACAAGGTGTTAAGTTAGGTAAAGAACGTTTAGCTATGCAAGACCAACAGTTTGGTGCTAACTTTACTAATCAAGCTACTCTGTTAAATAACCAAGTCGATAAGCATAATACCTGGGCTGCAGCTAATAGAAATAGTACTACTTATAATAATATAGGCACTGATTACAAAAATATTGGTTAGGAGAATAGTATGGCAGTAGCAACTTGGAAAAACATAGCACCTGTAAATTCAGCAGGAATCTTAAATGCTATTAATGAATCCGGTAAGACAATTGGTACAGGTATAGCTGGTATCGGTGATGCCTTTACACAGTATTCAGATAATAGATCAACACAAGAAACTAATGATTTAGTTGCTGCTTTAGCAATGGCAGGTAATGAAGCAGATAGAGATGCTGTGATGCAATCAATGGATCCAAATAGTTTTGCAGATAAAAGTCTAGTAGCTGAAGCGTATAAAGAAGCTAATATTGTAGCTGACCCTAGTTGGATAGACCAACAGAACCTTATAAACAAACATGCAATAGCCCAAATTTACGCAACGGGTAATGTAAAAAAGTCAGGTAAAGACAGTAAAAATTACTTAAATCAATATCGTGCTGATATGATAAAAAATAATTCAGAGGCAGGTACAACTAGCAATTGGTCGTTAGGTATTGCTGATATTCCTGCAGATGAGGTTATTGATAAATTAGATGGTTTCTTTAGGGATAACAATTACACTTTAGATGAGCAAAATAGAGCAATTAAAATCTTTAAACAAGCGTTTAGATTTGATCAATCAGGTATAGATGAATTTATGTACGGTAATAAAGATGTTGAAAATTTAGAAAATATGGACTTAATGGATATTCTTAAGTTGGGTAAATTTAAAACAGACGCTTTACTCGAGTCAGAAAAAGAAAAGAATAAAGAAAAGTATAATAATAAATAAGGACCTCCCACTATGGCTTCATCTTCTGAAATTTTTAGTAGTGTTGTAGCGGGTAAGATTCAAAATCTAGCTTCAACAAGTTCACGTAAAAGAGAAAAAATATCTGATATATCAGGGTCGTCTTCATCAATATTAGATGAAGTTATCCGTAACAACTATCTAGATTCTGTACCTACTCGAATTGAGCAAGGTGAATCTAGCTTCTTAAATGAAGGTACTAACAGAGTCACGTTTCAAGGATTAGACAAGAAAGGTACTGATGCAGATTCTGGTTATTTCTCTATGGGAGATAAGAAAGCTGGGTTGCGTGCTTTAGGTATTGATGCTCCAGAAACATCTTTCTATAATAAAGAATCTAAAGGTAGAAAAACACAAAAAGAACACTATGCTAGACTTTGGAATGTTCCTGAAGATAGGATAACTGACGACATAATCTTTTCTATGGGTAGAAGGACTGAGGAAGCTTTTGATATAGTGGCTTCTAAAGGTCAACAAGGTGGCGATATTGTAGCAGACGCTACATATGACCCAACTTCTCTTAAATGGTCTAATGATAAACGTACTAAAGCTACTGTAACTAATCCATTTACTGGTGCTGATATATATGGTGCAATGAACACACCAGAGTTTAATACTAGGTGGTTCAAAGACACTCCAGAACAAAATGAAATCCGTGCTAAATATGAAGCTGAGCATGGCAATGATTACTCTAGATTTAAAATGCCTAATGAAGGTAAAGTTGTAGGTACAACTCAACATGGTAAACCTGCATTTTATCTAAATGGTGAAATTGTTTCTGAGAAATCTACAACACTACAAGTAGGTGGTAAGTGGGTAAATGTTCCTACCATCTGGGATGGTAAGCAATACTCAGATGATGAAGTTGCTGTAATGCTTGCTAGAGGTGACATAGAACCTACCAGTGTACATAAGTCAGAAAAAGAAGCAGGTATAGCAGCTAAAGCCAGATCCCAACAAATTGATTATGGACAGAATGAAAAATCTGAGTATGTTGATTCAATGGGTGAACCTATTACTAGGAAAGCATTCATTAGACACCAAACACTAGTTAATAGTCTTGAGGGTAAAGACACATATTGGGAAGTTTTTGAAGATAGTGTTAGTTCAGGTGTAGATAACTTACAAGCTACTGGTTACGGTTTTGCTGCATTACTTGCAGATGCTACAGGAAATACAGAGTTTGCAACTAAAATGTTAGAGCACTATTTATCTAATATTGATGAGGCTCAACGTAATAGTGCCAATCTTCCAGCTATTGAAGATATTGACTGGTTAGGTAACCCTGATATGGCACTGAGAAAATTAGTGGCTTTATTAGGTGAAGCTATGCCGTCTATCATTGAGATAGGTGGTGTTGCCATAGCTGCATACTTTACTGCAGGTGCTGCAGTACCTATTTATGGTAGTTTAAGGTATGGTGCTGGTAAAGGTGCCCAGTACATGGGTAAGAAGTACGTTGACAAGCAAATAGGCAAAAAAGCTTTACAAAAAATTAAGAATAGGTCAGCAGCAGTTGGTGGCTACATGGCTGCTAATGTAATGGAAACTGGTGGTATTTATGGTGACGTAGCAGTAGCTGGCCATAGAGATGCTAGAGCTATTACTATGTCTTTAGCTGGTGGTTCAGCCGCTGCTGCATTAGAGATGTTCTACCCATTGAAAGTTCTTAAGAAAATGGGTTTAGGTAATCAAGGCACTAAGGCTTTATACAAATCTTTCCGTAAAAACGGAGCAGGTCAAGTATTTAAAGTAATAGGTAAAGAAATGGCTGCCGGTGGTTTAACTGAAGGTACTACTGAAGCATTACAGTTTGTAATTGAAGAAGCTACCCAAGATTTAATCAAGAATGGTCATTTACCTGATATGAC